TTTAACCAAGGTGTGTGGTTTTCTGTTGTAGACTAAACTTTACTCTTCGTAATCCAGTTCGTCTATCTCAATTAGATAGCATTCCTCGCACATGCCGTCATATGTCTCATATTCTTCTCGTGTGATTTTTCTGCCACACCTCACACACTCGAAAACCTTTTTTTCCTCGTCCATTCTACATCAAGTCTCCAAACATGTCATCCGACTCCTCAGTCAGCTGATCATCCCAGCACTCCCAACACATACCATCATAATCATTGTACTCATCTTCAGAAATCTCTCGCCCACAAACAGAACAATAAAATTTCTCATCTTCATCTTTAGCTGAAGGACTATTTTGCTTCTTTTTGTGCTTCTTCAAAGGCACCACCAAAAACTCTCGCTTCATTCCCACTCATAAACTATCAGTAGATTTAAGTCAAACACTTTGATTCTAAACATTTGTGAAATCAATATTCATATTTTAACTCAAAAAGGAATCATGTTGAATGATTGCCTATTCTCCAACATAGCATCAGCTGTGAACTTTCTCCGTTACTAAGCTTAGTTTTTCTGCATACTGCAAAAACGCCATGCGTAGGGTTTCGCTTTCGCTCTGTCCCAGCTTGACGCAGATGTTATCTAGTATTTCTTTGTGTTGAGGGCTCAAAACAACTCTGACAATGCAGTTTCTTGGCAATGTGTGACCAGTCCACTGTATAATTCAACTTATGTCATGGAAGATATAATCTTATAGCATGGTGCTTGGCCGCCGCCTTTGAGTGGCGTCTAGCGTATGCTTTTTTTGGGGGATCATGAACGATGCATAGGAGAAGCCGTGACAAGCTGCTCGAAAGACGCGTAAGGGCCCTTATCTTCTCCAACGCGTTCGTGGACACGAAAAAAGCTGAAACAGTCTGCAGGATGGACCGGGTTGACGTTTTAGCGTTGCTTGACGGGCCTGTAGAGGTCGGTTTGGTTCCTGACGTGGTGAAGGGTGAGGTTCTTGTTGACAGTCGTGGGACAGGAAGTTTTCAGCGGTGAAAAATAAAAAGTTGCTAGGCAATGTTGACCAATGATACCCCTTTATAAAGGGTCCACCATGTTTGCTGAGAGACGCATACAAAAAAAGTATGTTGACCAGTACAAGAGCCTAAAAAACGCCATTTATGAAAAGTTGCGAAGCAGACCCAATTTTCAGCATGGCATCGACTCGGCACTGATTGATTTAGCAGCCCGCCTTTTCGCTGACTGGCTCTACATTGAAGAGTTGCTTTCAAGCGAAGAGGGCAGACGTGTGGTTTGGCGGTATACCTGCGCTCTTGCAAACGTTCACGTTATGCTCATCGCGACGTTGGAGCAGCTTAAAGTTACGCCGAAGATGCGGGAGAAAATCACTCAAGAAATCGTGGAAGACGACCAAGTGACGGCGAAACTGAAAAAACTCATGGGAGCCCAATAAATGTGGAGGAAGCCCTCCGAAACGCCGCTGTTTTCGCTGAAACTTTCTTCGGTTTCAAACCGACAGAATATCAAGCACGGCTCCTGCAGGATGACGGCAAACGCATAGTCGTGCGTTGGAGCCGCCAAAGCGGAAAAACAACAACAATCGCCCTCAGGGCAATATGGTACGCCGTAACCCACAAGAAAACCTTGACGCTCATCGTTGCCCCGTCGCTCCGCCAAAGCATGATCATGAGCGACCGCATCAGCGACTTCCTCGGCTGCTTACCCAAAAAATACTATAACCTGTTCATCAAGAAGCTGCAGAGAACAGCTGTCACGTTTACTAATGGAAGCCGCATAATCGCCCTTCCGAACAGTCCGCAACTGCTGCGCGGCTACACTGCAAACCAAGTTATCTGCGACGAAGCCGCGTTCTTCCGCGAAGACGACCTAGTGTTTTACAACGTGCTTTACCCCATGCTCGCAACGACAGACGGCACACTAATCGCAAGCAGCACGCCATGGAGCAAGGACAGCGTCTTCTACAAGATGTGCAACTCGCCAGAGTTCAAACCTCACGTCGTAACATGCGACGACGCTGTGAAGGCGAAACTGATCCAGCAGAGCTTCATCGACGAGATGCGTCTGCAACTGCCAGCCGAACGTTTTCAAAGGGAGTTTGAGAGCCAGTTTGTCGAAGACGCAGACGCTTGGCTCACGCAGAGCCTCATTGTGGGCTGCATAGACAGCAATTTGGAGCCCTACGATTTTCAGGACGTGCCCAAGGGCGAGTTCTACGTTGGCGTCGACTTCGGCAAAGAACAGGACTTCAGCGTTGTCCTCGCCGTTGAGAAGACTGGCCAACTGTTTCGTGTAGTTCATGTTCACCGTTTTCCATTGAAAACCGAGTATGCAAGCGTCATCGGCTACGTGAAGAGCCTTCAGGACCGCTGGCAAACTGTGCGGGCCGTGTACGCCGACGTGACGGGCGTTGGAAACTATATTGTTGAGGACATGGTGCGGAGCGGAATTCAAGGCGTCACCGGCGTCACGTTCACGGTTCAGTCGAAGGAGGAGATGGCCACGATCCTGAGGGAGAAGATGCGCGGCGGCGAAGTCAAAATTCCGTATGTGCCCAGCAGAAGCAGTGAAGATGTGGACTTGACGGCAGAGTTAAACGTGGAAAAGTATGAGCTTATGAAGACGGGACATATCAAGTTCAGCCATCCTGAAAACAGTCATGACGACGTGTTCTGGAGTATGGCCCTTGCCGTCTACGCAAGCGTCAAGCATCCTGTTCTCTTGGGCAACGTGGACTTCGGAAGTTTGGGAGAAAAGAAATGATGAAGTTTTGGAAGAAACAGGTAACAGAGAAAAAACTTGAGAACCTTGTCGCTGTCGAGGACCAGCAGAGAGGCGCAGTGTTCATAGCGTCAACGGAACATCAGGCTGACGGCGGCGGACACATCCGCAAAAGGCTGGAAAAAGCGAAGCTGTTGGAAGCCGAAGTTAACCCTGCAACAGCAGTCAAAGTTAACATCAGCACGGTTGAAGGCATAAAGTACCCGCAAGACTTCAACGATTGGCAAGACTATTTGGACGCTTATTATTACATTCCCTATGTTGCCCGGGCCGTTGACATTAAACAGTTCATGATTTGGCAGACAGGCTACACTCTGGAAAGCGACGACGAACAGAGCAAACAGGCAGTTACAGACCTGCTGACACAGGTCCAAGCGGACACCGTGATCCGCGACGGCACACTGTACGGTTTGATTTTCGGGAACATGTACTGGCAGATCCTTGAAGGGCCCATGTTTAAACCGTTAAACCCGTTGAACATGGGCTTAAAACTCAACGGCGACCAAATTGCAGAATACGTTTACTCACCGAAGTTTGGTACAAGAATCACGTTTAAACCTGAACAGATTATCCATTTGAAATTTAACAGTGAACCATGGAGCACCTTCGGCGTCAGCACACTCCGCAGGGTCCTTCCCACCGTAAAAAACCTGCTTTTCATGGAAGAAAAATTGCCGTGGATCGCACGGCGCAGAGCGGATCCCCTTCTTGCGATTCAGATCGGAAGCAAAGAGCAGCCTGTAGACACAAACACGTTTAACCGCATCAAAACCAGCGTACTTAACAGGAAGCCGGGGGAAGACATTTTCCATGATGGCACACTGCAGATTCAGGAAGTTTATCAGAGCGCAAGCGTCGGCGGCAGACAAACTGTAGAGCCTATACTTGCGCATTTTATGCGGAATCTTGTCGCAGGCCTAGGCGTTCCAGAGCCTGCTTTGGGCTTCGGCGGCACCACAACAATGGCCACTGCGGAGTATCAGCAGACGATCCTTGAAAGTGAAGTGCATGCTTTTCAGCGAGCCCTTAAGCGGCTGCATGAAACAGCAGTTTTTCCGCTTGCAAACGCTAAAAAAGATGTTAAGTTGTTGTGGCGGCCTTTGACAGAAGAAAACAGGGAGGTCTTGAGTAAAATGTTGCAGGGTGAGATTGAGCATGGGATAGTTTCGCCAAGCTGGGCGCGTCAGAAGCTTGGGTATCCTGAAGATGCGGGAGACGGGGCTGTGTTGGATGTCCGTTTTGCGCCGTGCACGCTCAGCGTCAAGCCTGAAAAGAAAAAGTAAGAGCATGCTGGACTGTGACGGCCCTGACGTGTACTCGTGCGGTGGCTGCTCCCATTTTGATGGGGGCAGATGCGTGGAAATGTTAAGGAGGGAGAAGAATGAGTGAAGTTCAGGTTTTGCGGGGCTGGGGCAGAGATGCTGCTGTCAGGCGGAAATGGCTGAAACTGTGGGAGAAGGTAGGCGCAAGGGTTCTCATGCTTCCTGAATGGCTGCAGGAAATCGTTTTGGAAGACGTGAACACGGCGATTGAAAACAGGCTCTCGGTTATGGAAATGATTGTTAAAAGCAGAAAAAGTGATCAAGTTGCCTAGACATCCGGACTTTGAAAAGATTTACAGGGCCTTCATGCAGCGGTACTGCAAAGGCGACAGTGAATGTGACACGGGCAAACAATACTATTATCGCTGGCTAAATAAGCTAGGCCTCGACGACACGAAACCGTACCAGAAGCCTCAGGAAAAATTCAGCTGGACAGAGCCCTACATACAATTTCTGAAAGAAGATGAAGACGCGAAATACTTCAAGGTTGAAGCTTTATTCCCGCTTTCAAGCATGAACAACAACCTGTACACTCAAGACGAATTGAGCAAAGCATGCCGAACCCTCATTGGAAAAACAGTTAACCTTAACCACAAAGGCGAAGTCTTCACAGACATCAACATTGTTGATGCTGATTATGAAGACGACTGTGTAGAATGCTTACTCAGGGTCAAGAAGCAAAGCCGAGTCTTGGAGCTTATTGAAAAAGGCGAAATCATCAATGTCAGCGTTGAGGCTGACTGTCTCAGAGGAGCAGAGCCGACGCCTGAAGGCAACCTCTGCAGGGGCCTTGTCTTCACAGGGCTAGCGCTTCTCACGAAAGACATGCTGCCGGGTGTCCCTCTTACAAGAATATTGCCTGTTGAAAGGCTGGTTGAAAGTTTCACAGTGACCATTTTGAACGAGAATAAAGAAGAAACAATAAACAAGGAAGAAAAAGCGACAGTGCAAGAGCAGAACGTTGAGAAAAAAGCTGAAGAAACCGTGAAAAGTGAGGCTGAATGGGACACTGCATACATAAACGACTTGCCGGACAACTGTTTTGCTTACATTGAACCCGGCGGCAAAAAGGATGATCAGGGTAAAACTGTTCCAAGAGCCCTAAGACATCTGCCGTACAAGAATGCGCAGGGCAGCATCGACCTGCCACATTTGCGGAACGCTTTTGCAAGGCTGAACCAGACAAGTTTAAGCAGCGACGCTAAAAAGCAGGCCTTAAACGTCTTATGCAAAGCAGCGAAACAGGTTAACATAGACAGCCCACTGTGCGGAGAAGCTGAACAGGCGGAAAAGCAGGAAGCCAAAGAACCTGAAAAGCAGGAGCAGAAGACACCATGCGAACAGGCGAAAGACACATTGTTATTGAGGCTGGAAACGCTTGAAAAACAGGTTGCAGAACTGTCTAAGCCGAAGACTCCTGAAACGAAGACGGCTGATGAAGCAGCGTCTAAAACGTGGCCCAACGACTTTTCAGAGCAGAACTTCTGGCGAAGGTTCCATCAGCTTCGCAGCGAAGGCCTTAGCAAAAGTGACGCTTTCCGTATAGTCAGCACAGAACTGATTGCGGCGCTTGCAAAGAAGAAGCAGTAACAACAGTTTCAGTGATAGTCCAAGCGGCGGGTTAACCCTCCCCCTTCTGCTGGTTTGCCAACGGAAGAAATGTCGGGTTATAAACAGCAAGGAGAAAAAACAGAATGGAAGATAAACAGCTTCAAGAAGCAGTAGCAGCCGCAACCAAAACAATTGACGAACGCATAACGAAAGCGCTTGAACAATTAACCCAGAAAGAAGACTTGACACCGTACTTCGGCCTTTCTGCACGTGAAATCTACGCAGCACAGAAAAAGAGAGCCCTAATGGAAAGCCTGCACAGTTTCAGCGAGTCAGAAGCTGCAAAAATGACCGTGAAGGAACTGTTAACAAGCACTTCAAACATTGCTTTGCCAACGCTTCTGCAGAACAGGGCCCTGCTTGAATTGACAGGCAACTGGGCAGACATGCGTGAAGTCTCCATGATCGCAAGTGTGCCTAAGGGCAGCGGCAAAACCGTTGACACGCAAGTGATGACTCAGCCAACCTTCGGCACTTGGGATGAAGGGTCCGCTCTTTCAGCCGCAGACCCGACTCTTGCAAAGCGGACAGTAACGCTTGCGCCTTTCGGCAAAGTGACACAGGTCAGCGACCTGCTTGCAAACACAAGCGTCATAAACTTCGTTGAAGAAATCGGCAGACTTCACGGCGCATGCGTGAGACAGGGCATATTCTCAAAAATCTGCACAGTCTTAAGCGCAGGCGCAGGCAACACGGTCAGCGCAGCGTCAGGCAGCACGTTAACGTTTGCAGACGTGAGAAACGCGATAAAGGAAATCGCTGCAGACGGCTTCGTTCCCGACTTCATTGTGACGTCGCCAAGTAACATGTGGACAGCCTTCAGCACAAGCGACGCAATCACACAGTATTACGGTTCACTGAACAACCTGATGGCCAGCGGACTCGGCAAAGTTGTCCGAAACGTGCTGGGCCTTGACTGGTACGCGGACCCGTACTGGGACACGTTGTTCCCAGTAGCAGTTAAGAAGCTTGCATACGTGGGCTGCAAGGGACAAAGCGCGATCTGGGCAGCTTTACAGGAAGAGCCTGTTGTTGAACTGTACAGGGTTCCAACGGAACTTGCAAGCTACATCATAACGCACATGGACGGCGGCGCAGCTTACGGAAGCGCAAACAGCATCTGCACAATCACATACGCAAGCTAACAGTAACGTAGACGTAAACCCTTTTTTCCCCTTTTTTCCGATAAAATGTTGAGAGGCGAAGCTTCTGCAGAATGAATGGTTAAAACTTGCTGACATCATGAAGCCTCTTGCACAGTTTGACCCGCTGATGCTTGAAGCCTACATTAACGACATAACGCCGTTCTACAGGGTTAACGACAAGATTCTGTATGGCGTCAACAGCAAAGGCGAAACCTTCGCGGTTTATTGGCTTCCTGAACGACAGAAAAAGGTTAAGCCGCGTTTCGCGCCCGGCTGCATGGACATCTGCGGCCAAAACCTGCATAGGCCCCACTTGACCTGCAGAGTGTGCAGGTACCGCAAAATTGCAGACCGTAAGCTTCCGAATGTTGTTCCTGTTAAGATTTACGTGTTAAGCATGGGCACAAACCGCAGGTTTGAACGGTTGCAAGCTTGGCTTGTGAAGAAACTGCTTGCAGTTGTCGAGTACCTTGCTTTATGGGGAGAACAGAAAAAATGATCTGCAGTGTAGATGAGGTTAAAGCATACAGCAAGATAGTGTACAGTGACTTAGGCTACATTGGCGAAGCTTCATTTAACACTTTCTTGGAAAGTCTCATCCCGCTTGCAGCCAGCCTAATTGAAGGCTACTGTAACGTGCCGTCAGGCTTTTTTAACGCAGGCGGAAAAACGTTCACAGGGCAAGTTTACGATTATCGCTACCCATGGATAGACCTGTACTATTACCCTGTCCTGTCAGTGTCGAAGGTTGAGATAAACAACAGCGGTTACGGAACGGCGCCAAGCTGGGAGACGCTTAACAGTCAAGATTACATTCTTGCGTCTGACAATGGACAGCTTATGCTTGTTAACAAGGTTCCTGCCATTGTGGAGCAAAGCGTGAAAGTAACATACACGGCTGGCTACACGGCGACGCCTGACCTTATCAAGCATGTGTGCCTCCAAATCTGCAGCAACGTTCTCCACGGGATTCTACAGCGGAAAATAAGCCCAACAGTGCAGGTCGGCGACTTCACGTTTAAAGTGTTAACGCCTGAAGTCTTCACACGTGAACTGCAACTGATGCTGCAGCCTTACATCCGCAAGACCGTGAACACGGCATGAGCATAAAAATCACTGTACGGCAACGCGGCTTAGACTTGAAAGTGTTCGCAGGCAAAACCAGAGACGTTTTAACGCCTCAACTTGTGGACCGCGTTGCAGATGTCGCCTATGATGAGATGCGGAGAACAGCGCCTGTCAGGTCCGGCATGCTTCGGGGAAGCATCAGAAAATTGTCGCGTGGACAAACCGTGACTGTCGGCCCAACTGTTCCGTATGCAATGTACGTTGAGTATGGAACCGGGCCGCATGAAATCAGGCCTGTGTATGCCCGTTGTCTCGCGTTTCAAGTTGGTTTAGAAACCGTGTTTGCTGCTGTTGTTCAGCATCCGGGCACAAGGCCTAACCCGTTTATTCGCAGGGCAGGCGAGAAGGCGAAAAGCGAAACTGAGAGGCTGTGGCTTGAACTGTTGGAGGAAAATGTTGGATGACCAAGTTTTATGACGTTTACAAGGCTGTCTTCGACGCTGTGGAGGCTGCTTTGGAAAATGTTGAAACTGTAAAAACGGTTGTTCAGGGCGGCAGGTTTAAACTGCAAGATTTTCCAATGGTCGTGATAAGCCCTCTTGAAACAGGAATCAGGCAGGCAAGCTTAGGCAGCATGCTTGAAAACACCGTCAGGTTCAGCGTCACGGTTCTTGTGAGAGAAACTGAGCCGGAAGACTGGTTTGCAGACGTCATCAGCGTGATGGGAGACGTTTTTGATAAGCTGTTAAGCGACAGGACCCTCAGCGGAACCGTCAGCGATTTGACGCCGACGTTTTTCAGCCCGGGCGAGATTAGAACGCAGGCGAAGCTTTTCTACGGCGGCGAGTTAAGGTTTGAATGTTTACTGTATTTTTCGCCGTGAAGGAGTGTGCAACCTTGAACCGTGAATTGAGGATGCATCTGACTAAAAAATTTGTGAATTTGGCTGTGAGGCTTCTCGGCAGACTTATTCCAGACGCGAAACCGTCTTACCCGCAAACCGTGATGACTGACAACGTGTTCAAGCGGCTGTTTCAAGCTTACAGGATCGAAGCGTACTGCGGCCGCTTCGACGAGATCCCTTATCAGCAGCTTCCCGACTTGAAAGACAAAAACTTCATGAGGTTCCTGAATTTAAGTCGAAAGCTTCTCGTTTACCTCGGCGAGAACGACCGTTACTACAGGGCTTGGCTCGGCTACGCTTTCATTCTGGCAGCAGAAGAAAAACAAAGGTTCACGGAGGAGCTCACGTACAAGAACTGTTTCAAGCTTCTCACAAAACAGTGGGAGCTTGAGTTGGAAGATGTTGTGCCGCCTGAACATTTCCAAGCGCATAAAGACCTTTTCTTAGAAATTGTTCTCGCGGATTTCCTAGTCAACCTTGCTTGACAAAAAAACTTTGAAAGAGGTGAGAAACAAGTATGAGTGCACCAATAGTCGGACGAAACGCGACAATTTATATGGGCGCATCAGCGATCGGCTACGCGACAGGAGTCACCAGCAACCTTAGCGCGGACCTGATAAAAGAGTACATAATGGGCAGCGACAAGCCAACGGTACTATCAAGCGGCAACAAAACCATCAAAATAACATGCGACAAACTGTACATCGACAACACTTACCTCACTCAAGTCTTAGGCGGAACAGCCGTAGACTTCGTTATCGGGCCTGCAGGCACAAGCTCGGGCAAGCCGAAGATCACCATCAAAAACGTCGTGTTGAACGTGTGGGACTTCAAAGCGGAACAGAAGGGCGTCGTCAGCGAGAAAGTCAGCGGCGAAGGAGACGACATACAAGCCGGCACTTACTAGAATTTCCCCTTTTTTCTTTTTTCAAGAAGAGCCCTGTAGGGCCCTTTTTTCAGAGGCGATGAACAAGAATGGGTAACGTGGAAGAGTACAGGAAAGCATTGGAAGAGTACGAGAAAAAACAGCAGAAGAAAGCGAAGCTTTTCAACCCCAAAGCCCTCGTGGCCAAGGCCCGGGAAATCCAGACGGTTGAGGACCCGGAGCATGGCACAATAAAATACGGCATACTCACGATGCAGGACCTGCTGGAAATCAACAGCACATGCAAAACGAACGAGGAGCGCAGCGTTCAAATCCTGTACCGCATGCTTAAGAAAGCTTACCCAGACTTCACGCTGGAAGAAGTCAGGGACATGCCGATGGAAGACGCTGCATACCTGCTGAGTCTTCTAAGCGAGAAAGCAGGTTTTTTGCAGCCGAAGACAACCTCAACGAATGGGTTGAATCCAACATAGACGCACAGCTTATCGGCTACGTGGCACATGAGTACGGTTACAGCCTCAGCGAAATAGGAGCCCTATCACCTTTCCAATTCAGGTTTCTGGTCGAGTGGGTCCGCTGGTGGAACAGACTGAATGAGCAGCGACGTTGAAATACACCTTAAAGCGTTCGATGAGGCTTCCGCAGTAATTGAGGAAGTCGGCAACAACGCAGCAGCCGCTATGAATCAGGTTGAAAGCAGTGGTGAAGGCCTGAAAGACGCAACTGAAAAGGCAGGCGCAAGCGTCAAGGACACAGCGCTTGCGTTTAACAATCTTGCTTCAAGCGGCATGAGCCTGTACATGGCTGTGGACAGGGTTCAGAACGCTCAGGTCGCGTTGGACCGTGCAAACCTCATGGTTAAACGCAATAGCGAAGCTGTTGAAGCTGCACAGAGGGCCTATAATGAGGCTGTGAAAAAGTACGGTCCCGACAGTGAACAGGCGAAATCTGCGGCGGACAAGCTTGCCATCGCAGAGGAAGCACACAGGGTTGCTGTTGAAAGGGCTGACATGGCCCAGCGGAACATGAGCAACACGATGGTTACAAGCGCGTTAACAGTTGTCCCATCACTTATCACGGCGTTTACGTCTATAGGCACAATACTGCCCGGGATTCAGGGAGCCTTCAGCGCGTTAAACGCGACGCTTGCAGCAAACCCCATCGGCATCGTCATCATCGCAATCGCAGGCTTAACAGCCGCCATCCTAGCCCTGTGGAACTATTGTCCCCCGTTCCGAGACGCTTTAATCAGCATTGGAAACGTGCTGGGCGGAGCCCTTCAAGCCGCTGTGCAGGCGGTGACAGGAGCAATCTCGTGGTTCTGGCAGAACGTTTTGCAGCCTCTCGGCAGCTTCATCGCCGCAGTCTTCGTCGCAGACGTGCAGATGCTTATCAACATCTGGAACGCGCTTGGGTCAGCATGGAATACCGTGTGTTCAGCGATAAGCGGGTTCTGGAACACGTACATCAAGCCAATCGTTGATTTTATCGTCGGCATCTTCATCGCGGACATACAGATGCTCATGAACATCTGGAACGCTGCTCAAGGAGCATGGAATGCATTATGCAACGGCATCTCTTCAATATGGCATGCAGTAGTTGACCCTGTCGTCAGCGCGGTCCGCTGGTTTGCAGACACGATTAACGGCATTTTCCACACTTTGTTCGGCTGGATTATCGGCGGAAGCGTGTGGGTGGAGCTGTGCAACGGGATCGGGGCAATCTGGAATAATGTTGTGGGGCCCGTTGTTAACGCGGTTTCAGGCTTCTGCAACGCTGTCGTGGGAGCCTTTCAGGGTTTAGCGAATACTCTTGGCGGCGTCTGGAACACTATCTGCAGCGGAGTCTCATCTGCATGGAACACTATTGCAAGCACGATAAGCGGAGCCGTGAACAGTGCAGGGTCCGCGTTAAACGGGTTCGTGAATAGTGTTGGCAACGCGATGGGCGGGGCTTGGAACGCGATCAGCGGGTTCATCGGAAGCATCTGTTTCGCGCATGCGATTGAACGGGCAGTTACAAGCAGCAGGAAAGATTTGACAGCGTGGGTTGCAAACGTGGGCGAAAGCATGGACAAAAGCCAGAAGCACATTCAGGGATTCATCGCAAACGTTGACAGGACAGGCTTAAACGTGGAAGCCAAAGTCGGCGTGGGAGCTGGGGCTTTAGCAGGGTCTGCTCCTGTTCCACCGTCGGCTAAGCCAAGCGTGAACGTTTCGATAACGGCGCCGCTTGTGAATGTGGAGGGCAGCGCGGACAGGCGCACGGCAGAGCTTGCTTCACGGCAGGTTTTGGACCAGCTGAAAAGCGTGATTGTTGAGGCGACAAGCAGCAATGCGCCCTCAACGATGAAGAGGATAAGAACCCAGAGCATGGTGACTTAGAAATGCTGTTCAGCGAGCAGGTGAGGGACCTAAGTCAGGAAACCAACCTCATCAAAGATGATGCAAGCTATCAGACAAGCAGCACAAGCTGGGCTCTTATAAAAGCTTACGGCAACATAACACTGTCTGCTGCGTCAATGGTGATTTTCAAGTTTCTCGTCACAAGCAACGCGACAAACGCGTCGGACCTGCGGGTTAAGATAGGCAGCCTGTACGCTTATGCACGTCAAGGCGCCTTGTACCAGAACACGGCGCCGTGGGGCGGCTTAGCATATTTGGCTGCGGGAACGTATGCTGTGCAGGTTGAAGGCAGAACCCCCGCAGGCGGCACAATAACGCTGAGCCAGTTCAGCCTTGGCACGGTGAAGCTGCTTGACTTTTCTGCTGCGGCCTTGCAGGCTGCAGGGTCCGTAAGCGTGAACGT